GCAGCGGAACGATGACCTCCGAGCTACTGAACGATTACGAGGAGGGGACGTGGACTGGAACGATCGGTGGAACAACCGGAAACCCAACTACACCAGTAACTTCAACCGGAAGATACACAAAGATTGGTCGTCAGGTTTCGGTTGAAATCGGATTTTCTGGAGACACAACTGGAGCATCTAGTCGCATAACTGTCTCTGGACTTCCGTTTGCTTCAAATGCAAGCATAAATCAGCCGGGAATTGTTCTTATTGATAGCATGGGGACTTTTACTGGATCACCTGCTGCATTTCTTGCAACAAACGCTACATCTGTAGATTTGTACGCTTCAAACAGTAATGGTGCGATTTCTAGCGTAACGCATAACGCTGGTGCTGCACGCGCACTTTACATGGAACTCACCTACACCGTTTAATCTTATGCTCACAGAACGCACCATCTTCTCGCTTTGCGAGGTTCTCCCCAACACGACGCTTCAGGTTCGACTAGCGGACCAGATCGTCGATGGCGAAGCCGTGAAGGCTTCCACATTCCGCCGCTATTGTCTCGCTCCCGGCTCAGACCTTACGGGTCAGCCAGAGCAGGTTGTCGCGATAGCCAACGCTGTCTGGACTCCTGCCGCTGTCGCAGCCTACGCCGCCGCTCAAACCCCTAGCCCCACCATCCAATGATCGTACCAGTTGATATTGTCGCAGTGCAGTGCAATCAGAACAACTCACTGTTCGTGACGACCGGCGTTGATTACGACAGCGACGGCGCGGTTGTCGGTTCTGAGATTACCTCGCAGTATACATTGAACCCCGGTGACGACCTTACTGGTCAGCCAACCGAGGTGGTGAATATCGCCAACGCGCTGTGGACTCCGGCGATTGTCGCGGCCTACAAAGCGGCGAATCCGGTGGTTGAAGCCGTCCAGCCTAACGAGTAATGGAACCAACGAACAGCAGCACCAGCCCTGGACTAAGCCTAGCAGCAGCGGCAGGTGCCACCGCTGTTTCGTTTCTTCCGGTACTGACCGACTGGGTAAGGCTTATCACGGCAGTGATTGGCTTACTTTGCGCCTGTTACGCCGCGTTTCGATTATTCCGCTCTAAATGAAAAACACGAAAACAACTCTCGCTGGTGTTGGTGCAATCCTGATTGCTATTGGAGGAGCCTTGAAGGCTGTCTTCGATAACGACCCGACAACCAACCTCGACCTGACTACCACTATCGCCGCGGTCACCGCTGGTATCGGCCTGATCTGGGCCAAGGATGCCAAGGAAGTTACCGAGCCGAAGCAGTGAACTGGATCTACCAGATCCTAAAGGCCCTGCTCGACTGGTTCCGAGAAACACCACCCACCGATGTGCAACATGGTAAAGCTCCCGAGGCCCTCAAGAGCGATCTGGCTGATCGCATTGCTGACCTCCCTGGGTTGCCAGATGACACGGGTGGTCCTGGTGCCAAGCGGTGATCCTGTGATGCTGGCCAAGCCTACAACGGCCAGCGTCTACGGATTCGACAAAGATAAGAAGCTGGTGGGACCATCTAAGGTGGTGCTGCCGGCAGGTTGGTACGTTTTACCGAAGAACTGATATGGGAACACCACTCACAGGCAGTAGCGTTGCATCGACCTACACTGGCCTACTCAAGAACTCCGACAACTCCACCGTAGGCGCATCGCTCAAAGCCATCAGCGACGGCAGCGGCAATGACTCCGCACTCCAGATCTCCAACGCCGCAGTCAATACCACCGGAGACTTCAGCGTAGCCACTAACAAGCTCACAGTGGCCTCTGCAAGCGGCAACACGGCCATTGCGGGTACTTTGGCTGTCACCGGGGCTACCAACCTCTCAAGCCTCGCTACAAGCGGTGCAGCGACCATAGGCGGTGCGCTCAATGTCACCGGAGCAACCACGCTCACCGGCAACCTCACGGTCCCAGGAAACCTCGCGGTCACCGGAACCTCCACGCTGACCGGTGCCACCGCTGTTACCGGTACCCTCGGAGTCGCGGGAGCAAGCACACTAGCCAGCGTTGGCGTGACCGGAGCCGCTACTGTTGGGACTACTCTCGGAGTCACGGGAGTCTCTACGTTGGCCAGTGCTGTTGTTACGGGAGCGGCCACAGTGGGAACGACTCTTGGGGTAACCGGCAATGCAACGCTGGCGGCAAACCTAACCGTTAACGGAGACACAACGCTTGGAAGCGCACCGGCAGATCTTGTAGTTATTCTTTCAGATCAGATCACGGTTCCAAATATACTTAGTGCTACAATAGATCTTGCCGCCGACAAGGTGCTGATCACTGACGCAAACGATTCTAGCAAGGTTAAGGTTGTTCCCGCCAGTTCGTTGGGGATAAGTGCGACAACTGCTCCTCAAGTAAAACAGACTCTCTATCAAGACTCCACCGCTGGAGGAAGTCCGTTTGTTGCCACAAGTGCTGGATCAGGAACTGAGATAACGGTGCTTACCACATCGATTACTCCTAGATCCACAGCCTCAACGGTGTTGGTTACTATAGCTATCAACGTTGGAGTTTCCGGAATCTTATCCTACGGAGCATTCAGAATAACTCGTAATGGAACGGAAATTGGATCAAATAACGTAGGTTCATTGTTGTACGGCATTGCTCCTTTAAATAGCACTGGATCTACTAGTGGAAGTGTTTTCACTAGTCAATTCATCCAGATTCTTGATTCACCGGCATCCGCATCCGCTGTTACTTACAAGATTCACTTGTACGCCACTGGTCCAACGAATTTCCCATCAATATGGGTAAATAGAACATTACAAGATGTTACTAATGGAGTTAACGCTGACAGCCTTGCCCGCACCAGCTCCTCAATGATCTTGCAAGAATACTTCGCATGAAACCCTCCGAAGCGGCTCAGGCGGCTTGCGACAAGCTGTCGTTCACAGACTCGGCCACCATCGCGTTGGCCAAGAAGTTCTGTATCCGCCGCTACTCGATGATCTGGGATTCCTGCCTGTGGAACGATACCCTCGGCATTATCTCTCATCCGGTCACCGCCGGCGATGAGATGATCACTCTCTCAGATTACGTCGCCTCCGCTTACGCTTCAGGTACCGGTTACAACACCTTCATCGATTTCCCCGTAGCCATCCGCTTCACGGTCACCGGAGATACCGATGGCATCGAAGTGCCCGCCGCGGAATGGGTCTCGTTCTTCCAGCTCGATCCCAACACCTGGAACAACGTCGATAGCCGTAAATCCACCCCCGGCAACTTCGTTAACTGGACCCGATTGATCGGTGGAGCTTATGGCGAGGCCGGTGTTCCGCGCATCAAGCTCGTTCCCACGCCCAACGCCGATGGCACCCTGTTCATCCTCGCCAAGAAACAGTCGCAGATGCGGCAGTTCGGTGAGGCGGTCACCATCTCAAACGATACCAACTTCGAGCTGCGAGGCGTAGAGAACGCTCTAATGGCCTACACTGAAGGCGATCTCCTCGAATACTCCCGGCAGTACGGTAAAGCCCAAGCCAAGTTCCAAGAGGGAGCCGCTCAGGTCTCCATCATGAAAGACATGGAACGCGGCCAACAACAGCAAATCAGCCGCATCATCCCAGATAGCTTGTACGATTACACGTTCCAAGACATCCTGTAATCCGCCATGCCATTCCAATCCTCAGATGCTCTCGATGACCAGATGCTTCTGGATGGAAGCACTGGGTTTTCGACCGGCGTAATTTCAGCCACTCGTCCCGATGGCATTCCTGCAACCAGCATGGAATCGGCCATCAACATGGACTATGACGACTTCGGCAATCTCGTCACCCGTCTAGGAACCGTTTCACTGGCAGGCAACAGCATCACCGGAAATTGGGAGGACATCATCACCAACTGGGAGTCAACGACTTCCAACTTTGGAAGCAATCTTCCCATCAATGCGACGGTATTGTCCGGTTTCTACTTCGATACAGCCGCATCCGAACGCCTCGTCATCGCTGTTAATGACCTTAGCACCTCCACCAAGAGCCTCTACTACGGGTCACCCGGCGTTTCCTACAACCTGATTTCGGGATCAACGCTCAACGCTTCCGCTTCCTACGTCTATTTTGCGCAATTAAATGACAAATTGTTTTATTCGGACGGTCTCGGAACGCTAAAGTACGTCTCCAGCGCGAACCTCAACAGCTCCACCGCAGCCGGCAAGATCAGCCGCATCGATGTCATCAATCAGGGGTCCGGTCATAACTCTGTCCCCACAATAACCATCTCCGCGCCTCCCAGCGGCATCACGGCTACGGCCACTGCGGTTGTTGCTAACGATGGTAATCTCGTATTCATAACGATCACCAATCCCGGCAGCGGTTATGTCACCGCTCCAACCGTTAGTGTTTCGCCAGCAAATCAATCTCACGCCGTAGCCTTTGTATCGCTCACGCCTCCTGCCAAGCCGATCTATCTAACCACCCATACCAATCGGTTGTTCGCAGTTTCCGCGGATACATCCATCCAGCCCGATACCCTCTACTTCTCGGATATCCTCGATGGCGAATCCTGGGATCCTCTCGGGTCTCTTCGTATCGGTGGCGATGGCGATCCCATCAAGGGACTCTACTCTTGGTTCGGCTATCAACTCATCGTCTTCAAGGAACGCTCTATTTGGAGCGTAAATGCCGATCCTACGCAGGATGCTGCCGATTGGACCATTTCACTCATCAGCGGCAATATCGGCTGCTCATCGCACCGGTCCATCACCGCGGTTGGTCCTGACGTATTCTTCTTCTCTCGCGACGGCATCCGATCTCTCCAGCAGATCCAAGCCGGTACCCAGACTAGCGTAGGTCTCGCGCTCTCCAGCCCGATCAACGACCTCATCAGTCGCATCGACAAGACCAAGCTCGATCTCTGCGACGGTGTATTCTGGAACAACCGCTATCTGTTGGCGGTTCCGTTCGTTGCCGATGAACCAGCGATCCTCGGAATCGAAAGCGAGTACGCACTCCTGACCGAGAACAGCCTCGATATCGCCCTCGAAGGTGCGCTCAACGAGAACAACGCGGTCATCGTATACCACTCATTGGCCCGCTCTTGGCTTGGATATTGGGACAACTGGATCGTTAACGACTTCATTCCAACATCATTTTCAACATTTGGACCCGTCCTCATGTTTGCCGGCGACATCATCTCGGTGTCAGCGGGAGCGGGCCAAGTCTGGTCATTCAACGATTACCTCCCGAACAGCCGGTTGTCGCCGGTCTCAAGCTCCGCATACACCGATGGGGGTGCGAATTACGAATCCACGGTGATCACCAAGGCTTACAACCTCAACGAACCTATCCCCGACAAGATCGGGTACAGCGTTCAGTTCGCCTTCGATAACCCGTACACTACCGCCACCACGACTGCCGCAGTGTCGTTGGCCAAGGATATGTCGGACACATTCGTGACTCTCGATTCCGCGCTGGCAATCACCTCAAGCCAGAAGTTCCTGAAGGCTTACAACTTGATAAGCCAAGGCCGCTGGAATACTTTGCAATTCAAGGTAACCGCAGACGCTGGTCGCTTGTCTCTGCAATCCACCATTCTCTCCGGATTCGTCGATTCTGTGCGTCCTCAGCAATGACCGCACATCCAACAAACATCGAAGCGGCCAAGCTATTGCGAGAGCATTGGCCAACCTGCTCGTCATGGACTGAGGATCAGATCCTCAACTGGATTGGGATCTTCAACGCCAAGAAGCTGATTGGCATTGTGAAGAACGAGGAAGGAAAGTGCGTCGGGGTGGGAGCTGTTCGGTTCCTGAACTCCATCGAGGAATCCGAGGATCTCAACAAAAACTTCCCAGACGGTCACATCGCGTGGATTGAGATTGCCATTGGCACCGAGCCGCATGCGGTTCAAACCCTTTGGTTGGCCATGATGAGGTTATGCTCTAAAAACGTCACCAAGCTGGGTGGTTTTAGAAAAGGCATTAACCGTTTGTACGATTTTGACAGGTACTTCAAACTGCTGATGAACAAGAGGATTTCTTATGGGCGGAACTTATAAAGCACCAGACATGGCAGCGGCGAACCGCGAGGCAGTTTATGCCCAAGCGGAAACTTTCCCTATCATTCGAGAGCTGGAATCAGCTTCTCGGCTTGGAACAAAAGGATCGTATGTCATGCTCGATAAGGATGGGAATCCTCGCATTGATCCAAAAACCGGTAAGACTATAATCCGTGAATACGATTTCACCGGTCAGGGAGATGTAGATCTAACGCGACAAATTGCTCAAGTATCCAATGAGTTGGCTGATCCACAGGCCGCAGCTCAACTTGCTGTAGCTCAAAAATATGGGCGTCAATTTGCTGCTCAAAGAAGGTCCGAGCTTCAAGAGGTTGATCCTACCCGTTACGCTCTTTACGAGAATTTCCTTCAGGATCTTAAGTCTGGAAATAATCAGATTCCCGAAGACACGGTTGAATCCCCATCTTACGAGCGCGTAGGCATGCCGGGTGGTCCTCAAGACACTGGTGAGGCTGCAAGAATCCGCAGCAACCTTGAACGGCAGATTAGCTCTGGTCTCGCTCAAGCCGGTACGCTTGATCCAGCCATGATCCGAGGTGCGGAACAAGCTGCTCGCGCTCGTGGAACTTCCACTGGCAATCTCCTTGGAAACCTTTCGGCATTCCGCGAAGCCCGCGCCGTAAACGAGGCCATCTCCAACGCCGATGTCCAACGCCGGCAGCAAGCTATTGGCCTACTTCAGAGCGGTCAGACCAGCAGTGATGTCGCCAATCGCCAAGCTCAGGAAGCCTTCCAGAACATCCTCGCGGCCACCGGTCAGCGGAACACCGCAATGCAGCAAAGCTTTGCTGGTCAGATGGCTTCGCAACAGCAACGTCAAGGCATCCAGCAACAGAATATCGCCAACGTCCAATCCGCTCTTGGACTCCAGCCGATCGTTTCTCAAGCCGCCCAACTTGGTAACCTCCAGCAGGGTGCGTCTCCGTTTGCTCCGCCTCAATATATCCAAGGTATGCAGCAAGCAGGACCAGGTCAGTTGCTACAGACTGGGTCTAGCTTCGCTCTTCAGAACGCTCAGAATGCTTTTCAAGCTTCTCAAGCCGGATCTCCTCTTTCGATTCTCAAGGGTGTCACCGGGGCGATCGGCGCACTCGGAGCCGGTGTCGGCTGCTACGTCGCTCGTGAGTGTATCCCCGATCAGTGGGAGGCGTTCTACTTCTGGAAGGAACTCGTTGGACCCAAGTGGTTCAAGAGCTTCTACGACAGCAACGCCGAGAAGTTCGCGAAGTGGCTCAAGGACAAGCCGAAGGTCAAGAAGCTTGTGGCCAACTGGATGATAGCTCGAATCAACAGCTTGGTTCCAAAGGTTTAACCTATGGCAAACGAGATTCCAAATTCGTTTGAGTTTTTCAATAACATTGGAACTCCTCTCGATCCTTTAACCGAGCAAAGGTACAATGTCACAGGATCAAATCCTCCATTTGAAAACGAGGCTGCTCCACCATCTCAACGCTTAGAAATATCTCCGTTTGAGAAGTACCTCATGGCTCTGGAGAACCTTCAAGCTCCCGTTGAATTTACACCCGGTTCATATCAAGAACCTTCTGCTCCAGCGTTTACTCCAATGGCGGCTCCTGCGGCTGTTCAGGTTTCTCCAGCCAGTAAATTCGGTCCAGTAACTCAATCTGGATACGCTCAACCTCCTGTGGATCCGATGAGTTACTACTCGGATCCAGATCTGAGTAATCCTCAGACTTTAAATCAAGAGCAGCTAAATCCTGTAGCGGAACAATTAAGCACAAGCGCAACAACAATAAACAACCCAAACACCGGGTTGCCTATTGAAGTTGTTCCAAACCCTGACTTTGTAGAACCGCGAGTTCTTCCAAACCCTCCAAGGTTGGGCCTTCCTCCTATTCCTCCTGGAATGCTGGACCCTGTTATGGACTACGATCAATGGAAGTGGGTTGATCGTTACATCCCAAAACCTGATAAACCTGCTCCTCCTAAAGATGATGAGAATGTAAAATATCTCACTCCAGAAGAGATTGAGCAAATGCTTGGAGGGCAAACGCCAACGCCTCCGGTACCTCCTCAAGAAGAGATTAAAGGAACAATTCCAGAAATACCTTCTACTCCTGGTTTACCTACCATTGTTAAACCAAGACCAGTTGTTTCTATTCCTAAACCTAATCTTAATCTTCCGGAACCTCCAAAGTATACTGATACAGTTCGTAATCCTGGGCGTATAATTCCATTTAAGATGCCAACGGAAGTTCCGATTCCCGCTCGTAGGGCCGCGGAACTGCTTGCTCCTGGATACTCTCAAGATATCAACTATGACCCCGATGAGATCCTCGCAGCGGCAATGCGAGTGATTCGTGGACGTAGCGCGGGAAGATCTTTGATGTACTAACACTATGGCTTTAGAAAACTTCCTACAGAACGCCGCTAATTTCGCTACAGGTGGTTTGTATAACAACCTCAGCGGGCGCGATAAGGAGCTTCAGCAGCAACAACTTGCTGAGGCCGAAGCATTCCGCGTAAACCCCGAGTTGGTACGCGAGGCTGCGAAGTACGATCCATCCATCATGGAACGCCTCGGCAATCTGCTGACCGGTGGAATCTATGGGCAGGCCAGTGGCATGAACGACAAGCTCGAACAACGGGCTATGGCCATGAAGCAGATTAGAGATGAAGAACTTCAGCGGCGGATGGAGGATCGAATGAATCAATACAGAATGGGTCCAGTACAAGAACCTGTTGGGAGCGAAATGAATCCCGATCGCAGCATGGCACCAACACCCGTTCCCACCGGAACACTTCGCAAGAAAAACACTTTCGCTGGAGGCTACTAACCTATGGCTACGAACTACAACTATCCCGATCCCGCCGACATCGAGGCTCAGGCGAAATACCGCCCTGGTGTCGCTTCCAACATCTTCAACGTCCTGACTGGCGGTCTTGCCGGCGCAGTGACTGGAAGCACCCAACGCGGTCAGGAAGCGGCTCGTGCGCGTCAGGCGTTGCTCCAAGAGGAGTTTGGTAAGCGGGACGAGCAGCGGATGCTTGATCGTCAGTTGATGATCAATGCGCTTCAGCAGGGGATTGAGGCTCCTACCGGAGCAACCCTTGAAGAGAAGATGGCCGACTTTAGGAACAAGTCTCTTCGTAGGCAAATTGCTGCTGGAGAGGGAATGGGTTATGGATTGGGCCAAACAATGGGTCCGTCTCAGTATGAGGCAGAACCCGCTTTCAAGATTGCCGCAACTCAGGCTGCGAATCAAATGGCTCAGAGAAGGGCTGAGTTGCAACAAACAAAGGATCTTGAAGTTCCAGAACTTGTTGCAGGACTAAGTGCTTATGGTGTTGAGGCTCGACCTGACATGCCGGCTGGCCAGCTTAGGGGTATGCTTCAACAGGCGGTAGCAAGATCGCAAAGCCAAATCCCTGCTGAAGAGAGAGGTAAACAAGCAAGGGCTGGACTTAGTTTTCTTCAGCAAAAAGGAGAAATCCCAATGGTTGAGGATCTTAGTAAGATTCCTGATGAAGAGGCTGTTGTTCGGTTTAATATACTTGGTGAGGAATATAGGCAAAAGAATCGAGACTTCGCTTTTGAACGCAAAGCAGAAGCTGAAAACAAGGCTGTCGATGATTTCAATCTGTTGCTGTCCAACCCGAATCGGGATCAAGAAGCTTTGAAGAAAGCATATCTCAAGCTTCCAAAGGATTCTAGGCTTGAGGAGTATCGTATTGCTGCTGGTGTAAATAGACCGGCCACCCCAAAGGAAACCGAATCACTTGATAAGTATGTTGCAGCGGTTGACAGATCATCTGCATTAGCTGGCTCAATACAGTCACTTGTTGGAAATCGAAGCATTCCTGACGTTTCTCAGGAAAGTTTCAATGGTTTTACGTCTTGGATGAGGGGTGCAAAAAACAAGCTTGGAGCTGAAGATCCAAGTCTTCGTTCTATTAACAATGTTGTCCAAGAATTTCAGGCACTCATTGCTCAACAACGTAAAGACTTCTTTGGAGCATCTCTTACCGACAACGAGTTTGAAGTGGCTAAAGAACTGTTTGCTGATCCAAACCAAGCCAACTTCCTTCCTCGTGTACTTTCGCTTGTTGATTCTATTATGAGCAAGGATGAGATTCAGAGGAAGTACACCAGAAGGGGTATCTTTGTAGATTCTGAAACTAAGAAGGATGTTAATGACGCAAGAAGTAAGTACTCCAAAATCAAGTCTGAGCTTAACTTCGGAAACTCTGGATCTGCTAGAAATGAGAAAAAAATCGATAGCCTTAAAGGAAGACTTGATGCGCTTCAAGCGTATGTGACCAATT